AGTAGCTCAAATAGTGGTTCAAAATCAATAAAATAGTAAAAAATTCAATAAATTTCGTCTCCTGGAAAACTTAGGAGGCGTTTTTTTACGTCTAAACTTTAGTATCTTTAGTTAAGGAGGGGGGGGTCTATCTGAGTAATATAGTCCAAAGAAATTTTTCCCAATAGTACAGATAAAGTTATTAACATTCCTAGGATACTATTTATATTATAACTACCTTTGTATGAGTTAGTCTATAAAATACCTTATAATATAAGGGGCTAACCTCACGTCTAAACTTTTTTACTATGGGAAGGAAAACTAAATCTGATGAATATAACTTGATTAACAAGATGGAAAATACTTTGCCTACGGATAAGGTATTGATGGAGTTTGCTAATATCATTCAGTTTGGTGGGGATGAGAGGTTGAGGTTGGCTGCTATTGTGAAGTGGATGGAGTGGAGAGTTGGTAAGCCGAAGGAGAGTAAGGAGAGCAAGACAGAGTTAGAGATTTCAGTTCCTAAGATAACTTTTAAGTAAATGGCTATGGGGGTTAAAAGAAAAACGTTCGTGGCTTGTAAAATGAGTGCAGGAGATAATGACCCTACTAAGGGTGGTTTTAAAACTGCTGAGGATGCTTGGGATTACATTTACGATAGAAGTTGTGATGCTTGTAAGCAAGACCCTGAACACGATGCTTGTGCAGCTGAGTGGGGAGTATTTGTTGAAGATTAATTAAACATAAATAGATATTATGGAGATAAGTCCAAAGTACCAGCCGTTATTCCAACGTCCTGAAGGGGTTGATACGTATATTATTACAGGTGGTAGGTTTAGTAGTAAGAGTTTCACAGCGAGTATTGCTGCGGTAACTTGGGCAGCTACTTTGGGTCATCGGATTTTGTATGGTAGATATACCAATGTGAGTGGTAAGGATAGTACCTTCCCTGAGGTGGAGGAGAAGATTGGAATGTTGGGATGGAATGGGTTGTTTAAGGTTGCCAATAATCGGATTGATGGATTGAATAATGGTTCTAAGATTATCTTTAAGGGATTTAAGACAGGGAGTAGTCAGCAGACAGCGAGTTTGAAGTCGTTGAAGGATTTTAGTTGTTTGTTGGTAGAGGAGGCAGAGGAGATTCCTGATTATGATACTTATGAGAAGGTTAGTCTTTCGATAAGGGGGAATACAGGATTAGAGGGAGAGCCTAACTTGAAAGTGTTGATATTGAATCCTGTTACTAAGGAGCATTGGATATGGAAGGAGTTTTTTGAGCAAAGAGGAGTCCCAGCTGGTTTTAATGGTGTGAAGGATAATGTTTGTTTTATTCATACGAGTTATTTGGATTGCTTGGGACACGTACCACCTGATATTCTTAGGAGTTTTGAGTATATGAAGGAGCATAAACCTAAGAGATATGAACACGTAGTAAAGGGTGGATGGTTAGATAAGTTGGAAGGGTGTGTAATTGAGAATTGGAAGATTGGAGATTTCGATGAGAGTTTGCCTTATGTGTATGGGATGGATTTTGGTTATGTGAATGACCCTACAACTTTGATAAAGATTGCTACTGATAAGGAGAATATCTATACCGATTTGAAGTTGTATAGAAAGGGAATGAGTACTGATGATATTATAAGTTTTTTGAGAAGGAAGATTTCGCAAAAGGATTTGATATTAGCGGATTGTGCCGAGCCTCGATTGATAGAGGAGTTGAAAGTTGCAGGGTTTAATATTATGCCTTGTAGAAAAGGAAAGGATAGTATTAAGAATGGATTGGCAAGGTTAAATGAGAAGTGTATTATTTCTAAAGATGTGGATGCCGACTTTCATAGAGAGTTGAACAACTACATTTGGAATGACAAGAAAAGTAATACACCGATAGATAATTATAATCACGCAATAGATGCTTTAAGGTATGGCTATGATGAATTAACACAAGATACTGAGTTTTATTTTGTTTAGTTAGATTTTTAATTGTACTTTTGTGTTTAAGAATTAATTGGAGATTAAGTTCTCCCCTAATTTTATTTAATGAGTATATTAGACAGGTTTTTTAAGCTTGACAAAAGGAATGATGTATTAAGGCTTTTTGATAAGTTCGGTACGAATCAAGATAACTTGATTGAACATTCCTATGAGAGAAACGTAGATGCTTTTGCAGTTGTTAAGAAGATAGCTGATATTTTTGCAGCAAGTCCTTGGATGGTTGAGCAAAAAGTGGATGGCGAATGGCAAGTTGCAGAAGATAATAGTTTGCAAGAGTTATTAGACAACCCTAATTCTTTAAAAGGATATACCTGGAATGATATAGATGAGCAAATGATTACCTACCTTTTGTGTAGTGGTAATTCTTATCTTTATGGGGAAACCTTAAATGGCAAGATTGCAGAGGTAGATGTATTGCCGAGTAATCATATTGACATTGAAACCAACGATAATTTCTTTTTACCTAATCTTAGATATTGTTTCGAGATAGGAAAGACCAAGCGAACTTATAAGCAAGGGGATTTAGAACACGTAAAGTTGTTTAATCCTAACTACAATACCGTAGAGGAAAGCTATTTAGGTTTATCAGTATTCCAAGTAGCTGCTAAAGCGGTGCAAGTTGGTAATGATAGATGGGATGCTTCAGCACATTTATTTCAGAATAGAGGTATGGCAGGAATGGTTACTGACCAATCTGACAGACCAATGCTTCAAGAAGAGGCTAAGAAGGTGCAGGATGCCTTTAAAAAGAGTGTTTCAGGTACTAACAAGTATGGAGGTGTAAAAGTTACTAATAAGGACTTAAAATACATCTCAATGGCTATGAGTTCAACAGACTTGCAGTTGATTGAGCAAGGAGTGATTCCTTTGAGAGCAATATGTAATGTTTTAGGTTTGGATAGTAGTTTATTCAATGACCCTTCCAATAAGACGTTTAACAACAGATTAGAAGCTGAAAAGGCGATGTACACCAATGTAATTATGCCTTTATCGGAGAAAATAGCTTCGCAGCACAATAGTTACATCGTTAAGAACCATTATCCTGAAGGAAATTACCGAATGAGAAAGGATTATAGCAAGGTTGAGGCACTTCAGAAGGACAAAAAGCAAGAAGCACAGAAGGATAAAATCGTTATGGATGGTATTAATGTCATCTTAGGGATGCCAATAGCGATGGAAAGTAAGGTATTAATGATTAAAGAGAATTATAATTTAAGTGAAGATATTATAAAATCACTAAAAAACACACCAAATGAACCTATTTCAGACTAAAAATATAGACTTATCAGTTAAAGATGTTGATACTGCTGGTCGCAGAGTAAAGATATTGTTATCTAAGTTTAACAATGTTGATTCTGATGGTGATGTAATCTTGAAAGGTGCATTTGCTAAGTCTATTATGGAACGTGGTGCTGATACTACAAGCAATAGAAAGATTAAGTATTTACGTTATCACGATTTTGAACACCAAATAGGGGTGTTTACGAAGTTAGAAGAAACTCACGAAGGTTTATTAGCTTATGGAGATTTAGGAAGAAGCACGAAAGGTAATGATGCTTTTTTAGACTACCAAGATGGAATTATTACAGAACATTCAATAGGATTTCAAACTATTAATGATAAGATAGAAATTAGAGAAGATGGAACGCAAATCTTAAAAGAGGTTATCCTTTGGGAAGGTTCAGCAGTAACATTTGGTTCTAATTCTGAAACTCCTTTACTAAGTGTATCGAAAGGAAATAGTAAAGAGTATTTAGAGCAACTAAACAAAAAGATGTTCGGATTAACCAACGCTTTAAAGAATGGTAAAGGAACAGATGAGCGTTTAGAAGAAATAGAAATGAATTTAAGAGTATGCCAAACCAAATATAATGATGTGATTAACTCACTTATGGTAAAAGAGCCAACGAAAGTTACTCCAGAGCCGAAGCCGAACGGTCATAATGATTTTTATTTGAACTTATTAAAATAATAATTAATTTAAACAAAAGAAAATGAAAAAATTTAATTCATTCCTTGAAAGCAAAAGTATTTCAACGGAACAATTCAAAGAAAAAAGTGCTGAAGAAATTGCAGGACTTTACAACGAGTACAACGAAAAAAACGCTGAAGTATTAGCTGGTTTAGTTGCAAAAGGTCAAGAAGATAATGTTGAAGCAATCAAATCTTTGAAAGAAGAAATGGCTGAAAACACTAAACTTCAAATGAAGTCTTTAAATGAAACTATCAAGCAGTACGGTTTACAGATTAAGAAATTATCTGAGCAAGAAAAAACTGATGGTGTTGGAGTTGTTGATTCAGTACAAAAAGGTTTAGAAGCTAACAGAGATTCTTTATTGAAAATTAAAGGAGATAGAAGTGCTACTTTAAACTTCAAAGCTGCTGGAACAATGTTAATTTCAGCTAATGTAAGTGGTGGTAATGTACCAGTTGAGCAAAGACTTCCTGGAATGGATGCTATTGCTTCAAGAAGAATCAGATTATTAGATGTAGTTACAAGAGGTACTGCTGAATCAAATGTTATTTCTTGGGTATCTCAAGCTAACAAAGATGGTGCTGCTGGTGGAACTGCTGAAGGTGCATTGAAAAACCAAATTGATTTTGATTTAATCGTAGTTTCTGAATCAGTTAAGAAAAGAACTGCTTTCATTAAAGTTTCTGAAGAAATGGTTAATGATATTTCTTATATGACTGCTGAAATTAACAACGAGTTAATGAGAGAGTTATTGAAAGATGTTGAGCAACAAGTTTACGATGGTGATAACGTAGGAACTAACTTAAACGGTATTAAAACTGTTGCAACTGCTTTCGCTGCTGGTGATTTTGCAGGAACAGTAGATAACGCAAATGATGCTGATGTTTTGACTGTTGCAATGAATCAAATAGAAGTGGCTGAACAAGATGACCCTACTTATGCTTTTGTTCACCCGAACACAATTACATCTTTAAAGTTAATAAAGAGGTCTACAACTGATAGAGATTACATTGACAGATTAGCGATGGTAGCTGGTCAGATGACTTTAGATGGGATGCCAATTATAAAGTCAACTTTAATAGCTAAAGGTGAGTACCTAATCGGAAACTTTGCTGCTGCAACTGTTTATGATAAAGGTGAAATTGGAATTGAAGTTGGACGTGATTCAGATGATTTCACTAAAAACTTAGTAACAGTACTTGCTGAATGGAGAGGTTTATGTTTAGTTAAGACTAACAGAAGACCTGCTTTCGTTACAGGTGTATTTGCAACTGATAAAGCTGCTTTAGAAACTCCTTAATCCCTAGTTTCCTAATCATTAGCCCACTATTAACGTAGTGGGCTTTTGGTGGTAAAAGCCAATACTATGGAAAAGAAGAAAATCAAAAACAAAGCGATTAAGAAAGAAAAAGTTGATTTAAGTAGTTTACCTGCACAAGTTGATATTATCGCTTTAGAGAGCAGACATTTAACTAAGGGTGCTGTTTATAGAGTTACTAAAGATACTGCTATTATATTAATCAATAAAGGTGATGCTAAACTAAAGTAAGATGAGCATAGTAGTAAATACCGATTTTAAGGGGGAATATAACGTGTCTAAGAACTGTTATGACCAATTAGATACTTATATTGAGAAATACGAGAAGAAGTACCTAAGAAAGTTATTAGGTGCTGAATTATACGACTTATTTATTGCTGATTTAACGGTTACTGACCCACAAGTACCTCAAACGCAAAGATTCTTAGATATTTTTAATGAATTTGCTATTGATGAGAATAACTATTGTTTAATTGAAAGTGATGGAATAAGAAAGATGTTAACCCAGCTTATTTACTTTCATTACGTTAGAGAGAACCAAGTTATCAATTCTGCTACTGGAACTGTTAGTAGTGCAGTAGAATTAGGTAATAATGCTTCATTTAAGGGCAATATTGTTACTGCATTTAACGAAGGTGTTGAAAATTCGCATTCAATTCAATGGTTTATTTGTGATAATCCTACAATTTACCCTGAAGAAAACATACAAATTCTAAGGTTTACAAGTGGAATATGAGAACTGAATTTCTATTAACAGATGCCGATGCTTCGATTACTCAAATTGGTGAGTATGAAATCGAATGTGGTCAAGATATGCGATGGATGATGGCTATTAATAGTAGTGGTTTAGATGGTATTCCTCAAATCTACGTTGAAGAAAGTGCCGATAATATTAATTGGATGCCTTTAAACAACAATGATTGCAATGGAATATTAGATTACTTCCCAATGGATGATGATTTAATTAGTATTAGAGATTCTTATTTTATGGGTAAGTCAATTCGTATTAGAGTTGAGCCAAATGGAAATACAAGCGGTTTGATAACTGCTAAATTAGTTGTAAAGACAAAGAGTAATTAGAATGGCAAAGAGTTACGATTTAAGAAGGGAAGTAGAGGTTGCAAAGATGCAAACTTTAATTGATGCTGTCGAAGGCATTGAGCGAGGTACATTAGCCGATTTAGTTAATGTGGATAATATACCTGCTTCATTAACTGAAGTACTTCTAATGGCTTCTAATGTCCTTAGAAAAGAGGTAACAGTTCAGAATAACTCTAATGGGGTTCTTTATGTTATTCGTGGTGGTGGTGTTACTGCAACAAATTATAATTGGAAATTAAAAAAAGGAGACCATCTTACAATAGATGATTTTCGTGGAGATATTAAAGGTATATTTGTAAATGCAACAGGTTTTGCAATGGTATCAGAAAGTTATTATTCATAAAATAAATAAATAAAATGAGTGTAGTACAACAATCAAATGATGATTTGCTTTTAGAATTAGAAAGCATTGATACAAGAGTAGAAACATTAAACACCAACGGTGCTAAGGAGTCCAAGCAGGACACAATGATTACAGAGTTACAGACTATTGCTGCTAATACTGATGGTTTGGGTTTAGCAGATACAGGTGCAGCAAGTACAGTTGCTATTTCAGTTTCATCTGTTAGTTTATTAGCGGCTAATGCTGATAGAAAGCAAGTAATTATTAGAAATGATACTAACCAAGATTTATACATTGCTCATGGTTCAACTGCTACTACATCAAGTGCTATCAGATTAAAGAAAAACGATGTTTATTTAGAAGATAAATACACAGGTGTAATAAGTGGAATTTGGGGTTCTGTTGCTGGTGGTGGAAATGCTCAAATAATAGAAGATACTAAAGCTTAATAGATGAGTAATATTGTTATAAGTGGTAGTGAGGATGCAGTTTCAGGTTATTTGAAAGTTCAAGTAACTGAAACAACTGCATCTAATAATTTTAGTAGTAATACACCTACTAATGTTCCTGGTTTAACTTATACAATAACAGTTGCAGGTGATTATGTTTTATATTCTATAATTAACGGTGAGTGCGACAATAACGAAGAAATGGAACTTTATTTTGCTAAGAACGGAACGACTGACATAGATTCTCTTGCTCAAGATAGATGGCAAAAGAAAAATACTCAAAGTGTTCAATCAACTTATGCTTTAGATGGTTTGGTAGTTGGTGATGTTATAACTGTTCAGTTAAACACAAATAATGATGATGTTGATTTAGAAAATAGAAGGTTATTATTGCAAACATGGGGATAGATTGTTTAAAATGTATCAATAGTGCTTGTTGTAAGCTTGTTATTGAAGTTGATAAAGAAGAATATGATAATAGTGTTAAATCTGTTAAAAAGCATTTGGTAAAAAGAACTGATACATTTATAAAAAGATTCCCAAAGCTTGAAAGTAAAAGGAATCATTTTGATGAGATGTATAAAGATAATTTTGCTGTATTAGAAAAAAGTGATGATGGTTTATGTGTTTTATTAGATAGAAAAACAATGTTGTGTTCTGTTTATGAAGATAGACCAAAATGTTGCAAAGATTACACAACAAATAGATGTTCAAAAATTAGAGAATGTATAAATTAGAAATACAACCAAAAAATAATAATGCCAACGGTAATTATTTCAACAAATGGTTAAATGACAATACTAATCATACTTCAGCAATTTATAATGATTTTGGTGTTGATGTTTATTTTAGTAGTGAGCCATCACAATCTGCAAAGGATGATATTGTAAATAAATATAATTCTTTAACTGTTGATGATTTACTTTATGACTCCATAATCAAAGGAAGTTATGAAACTTATCAAAAAGATGGTGAAGATTATTTCAATGATATTAGAGTTAGTTTAGTTTTAAAATATCAGGCTCAAGAACTATCACCTGATGATATTTATGAAATAGAATCAAGGTTGGATAGTGTTATTACTAAAATTTTAAGAGGTGATTGGATGAGTGCATCGTTTGAGATGGGGAATGTAATTATAGATGGTGCTTTAACTCAAGATTTTTTTGATGAAATACTAAACCACATTAACAACTACGTAGCAGAAAATTATTAATAATGGAAGGTTTTTTTGAAGCAGTAGTAAATAAGATTTCAAGTCCTGTAATCTTAACGGTAATATTAATTTTTTCTATCACGTTATTTTTTTTGCGTAAAGGAATAAATGAGGTTATAAGTAAAATAAACCCTAAAGATTTATTCAGAAGAAGAAAAACTTTATACAAGATAAAAGACCTTCGCAACCACGATTTATTTAATGAATTAGAGATTGCGAAACTTTACAGCTTTAAGTTTAAAACAAATGGTGAATTAGATGTTACTAAGGGTTTAGTATTTAAAGATTTTATTGATGTAAAGTTAACTTCTACTAAAGAAAATATGCTTAGAATATCTCAAGAAGCAACTAATGAAATGACTAAGCAAGAATTAAAGGCTCACGTTAACAACTGCTTTAATGATTGTAATAATTGTTTAGGTGAAACTTTAAAGAAAGTATTTATAGAAAAAGGTTTAAACCAGAAAAGTGCTGAATTAGTTTTGATGAAGTTCTTTTTGATTAGAAGCAAAGCATTAAAAAGGTACAACAAACGATTAGAAAGTATTTTTGCTTGTGATTTTTA